TCCAACTCTCTTTGGTTGGCCCTTGTTCTATTACTTCGCAAACAGTATTAGGGAATCGTTTGTCCTTGACACGATTGAATACTACTGAGGATACTGCAAGTACGCCTGCAATTCCTTGTCCTCTCGCCTCATGATACATATTCATTGCAAGACATTCTGCCGATGGTTCCGAGTCTGGAATCTCAGCCTGTACAGGTGATATCATAAGAACCCCTGCAAATAGACCTTCTAGTATTCCCATTAAAATACTACCAGACAAAACCATCCTGCCCCAAATAAGGACAGAACAAAGATTGTATCAACCAATAAAGAAATTCTAGTTTTTTCACTCATCTTCTAAATACTCCTTTACCTTTTCTGAAAGATTTTCATAGGTTGCATAAGAGCCACCCATCCATTCTCCGTCTTCAAATTCACGAATTTCTATATTCCCTGCTGGCTTGGTTTGACCATCAATAGATAGTTCATCCTTTTCCATGAGGGATATTTCAAGGTGTCTATCCATTACGCATATCCATCCGATACTAGAGAAGCGTTAAACTCATCAAAGAGATCACCGACCTCATCGACATTATATCCTGTAATAGTTACATTGGCATTTATCGATGCGTAAAGTTCTTCATACGTTTCCGCACCTTCTTCAATAGCCGCAACTACAGCATCCTCTATCTCAAGGACATCTCTAATATCCTCTCCAGCAAAACCAGCATTAGCCCATTTTGACCTATCTTTCACAGTAGGTGTTGCATGATTAGCATACACTTCTACACCATATGACATTATATAATCTCCTTCATATCTTCACGATCACCAAATCCATTGCTTTCACACCAACGGACGAACAATCCCAACTGACGGCCGAATGCCTCAATTTCCCAAGGAAAGTCATAGTAATCCATGTCATTCATATCGTACTTTTTCTTCATAAACCTAACCATGTTAGGAGTTGAATACTCATACATTTCACCTTTGACCCACTGCTTTACATGAACCATCTCATGAGCAAGGTTGATCAAAATATTCCGAATACTGATACTGGAGTCCAGTTCAATTGTAAATTCTCTAGGAGTCTTTTTCAGATCATCCCAATAATCCCATATGCAAGAACCTTCACAACCTTCCTTTTCATTGTAATTGCGAATAAGATTGATGTTAAGGACAAGAGTTTTAACTACCCTCATACTCATCATCCGTTCTGCATAATCCCATACAGCACTTTCGACTAGTTTCCTAGTCATTTTAGTAGAACCTTTAATATTTACCAACATTAGAATGTCCCTAATGTAAAATATATCGAAAAGAGCACCCAAAGGATGGTGCCGTATAGGATCAATTTCATCATATGTATATAATAGCAGATAAAAGAGATATTGTCAAGCAAAATCGTACTCACTAAGTCCTTGATTCTAAACGATTCCTTAAAAAAGTTCGATAATCTGTCCAACCATCTGAAGTCTGAAATCCCCAAACCCTCGTTCTACGACCATGCCAAAATAGAGTCCAACAGGGTTTGTTCTCCTTTAGTTCCAACCAGTGGAGATCGGAAGATGTTTGAGTTCTCCAAGACCCTGGACCTCTCCAAAAAGTGCCTTTTGGTGTGTGCTCATAGTATCCCCCACTGATAATAAACGTACCCCATGACCAAGGATGGTCATGCAGGATAGGTTCATCAGATAGAACTATCTTATGCAGATATGCGTTGAAAGGGACTCTTATATTCTCTTCTAGGTGTCCAGATTTTTCTCTAAATATGAGATGATGTCGAATCATGTAGGGAGTTTTACCATCCCGATCATAGATAATTCGTTTCCTTGTTAGAGGCACTATTCATATATCCTGTTATGCGTACTATTCACTTTAACAAATGTAGCACATTTTGTCAAGTCCTTTAGACGATTTGCACCCACATAAGTACAAGCAGATCGAATACCACTAAGAATATCATTAACTGTGTCCTGTACAGGACCACGGTAGGGTACTATGACGGTTTTGCCTTCTTCACCTCTATACTCTCTATTGGAATGCCCATGTCTGTCCATAGCAGTTTTGGATGCCATACCATAGAATTTCATACCTACTGGGTCTGGATTATCATCCTCAAATATTAACTCACCATCACACTCATCATGTCCTGCTAACATACCAGCAATCATTACAAAATCAGCACCAGCAGCAAATGCTTTCACTACATCTCCAGAATAGTTGCAACCACCATCTGCTATGATGTGACCACCTACACCATGTGCGGCGTCTGCACATTCTATAACAGCACTTAACTGTGGATACCCTATACCTGTCTTGGTACGAGTAGTGCATACACTGCCAGGTCCAACTCCTACCTTTACAATATCAACACCAGCAAGAATCAACTCTGCTGTCATGTCTGCTGTTACTACATTCCCTGCTATGATTGTTGCGTCTGGAAGCAGTGACCTTAACTGCTTTACAGATTCTACAAAATTGATGGTATACCCATTTGCAACGTCAAGACCAACAAATGCTACATCTTTGTATGTATTAGCAACCCCCACTATTTCAAGTATCTCTTTGTCTGATATACCAGACATAACACAGAGTTTGTTTCTTCGTTCTGCTAAGTGCCAAGGCATACCATCTTTGTTATAGTGCCTAGCAATACAAGTCACTAGACCATGAAGACTCAACTCTCCATGCATCTCAAATGTGCCAGTAGTGTCCATATTACTTGACATAATAGGAACCCCTGTCCATTCTTTTCGACTGTGATAAAAGGTGTAGGTTCTGGACAACTCAACATCATTCCTAGATGTAAGAGTTGATCTCTTAGGACGGATTAGTACATCGGAGTAATCTAGTTTGACATCATCCTCAATAAGCATTAGTCTTCCATTTCCATAAACATTTCTTTTACTGCACCACAATCAGGGCAATACCAATCAAAGGGAATATCTCCCCATCTGGTGCCAGGTGCAAATCCTTCTTCTTCATTTCCAAGTTCTTCATCATATATAAAGTCACATGCCATGCACTGCCACTTTTTATATGGGACATCAGCCATTTGCTGGACCTGGGGTTGCTGGATATTCTACAGGGTCTGGTAGCATATATTCATCTGTCCAGTTAAATGCTTCTCTCACTACATTAGCAGAAAGACCCTTATATTTCTGATGCAAAATCTTATCTTTTGCCGCAACAAGAACATCTGCTTCATCTGGATGCAACCCTTCTAACATCTGAACAAACATACTCTCTCGTTTATTCTGTGAAAGTTTTGGATTGCCACCCACAATAAAATGATAGAGTTTCCTATGTTCATAAGAGAGAACATTGTGCTCAGTGCCTTCGGGTGCATCATTTTGAATATAAGGTACTTCACCGTCTGGTAATGCCCATTTGACTTTAGGATCAAATGAAGATTTAAGCAATTGCCTAAGACCATCAGTATTATATTGTCGCAAATGAGCAACCTTTTGGTTTTTAGTTTTCAGTTTAGACACCTTGTCTAAAATCTCTGAAAATAGTGGTGTGTAATTTTGTTCTGGCATTTAGAATTCTCCTATCGATTCAGTGAGGTTCCTCAACCTCTTTTCTATAAAATAGTCTAACAACTTGCTACGATCTCCTTCTAATGCTTCCTGATATTCTTTCAAAATTGTGATATACAGGTCATCAGGAGATAATGACAAATTAATTAGTTTTTCGTTTCTTTGATAGTTTCGTTTTATCTCTTCAGTCGGTAAACCATTTTCCTTAAAATTTTCTATCTTCTTCTTACCTAAAGGACGTTGCCGTAATCTTTCTGTAAAAGTATGATCAGGTGATAACACATTCGGTATACCATCACTAGTATCACCCTTTAAAATATGGTCCTCCAAATATTCTTTAGGATTAGTGCCATTAATCATCCTCTTCGTTATCGGACTATATTGTGATACGTTCTTATATTTATGCAATTGGATAAAGTCCTTATCACCAGAAAGAATCAATGTCTTACCATTATCATATTCCAATTCAAGACATAGTGCTGCAATTATATCATCTGCTTCTGCACCATAAACTTCAAGATGTTTGTAGGGGAAGAACTCTTTAAGTTCTGATTTGATTTCATTAAGACATTCAAAAATTGCGTCCCAATCCTTATCAGATTCCTCTCTCACTTTTTTGCGGTTAGCTTTATATTGAGGAAAATAGTCTCTCCTCCAATAATGCTTGGAGTCATAGCATAACACCAATTCACCATAATCCATATGAAATCGTGAACGATACATACGTAACGAATTAAGTATCATATGTCGTACCGCATTACCATCTGGTGTGGTTGTCTTCTCTATATTCAGATGCATCATGACACTTGCCACTGATATCTGATTCATATCAACTAAAATCATCTCTTCATTTGCATATGGGCATTAAAACTCATACTCCTTCTTTCACCTTCTACATGAAATGGGTAGACAAAGTGTTTCAAATAGGAAGGGAAAATTAACCACTTACCAACTTCTGGTTTAAATTTCAAACCGTCACTCCTAAAATCACATGCCTCACCATACATAAATTCAATCAAACCATTCGCAGGATAATGATCTTCAGCATCTTCTCGATATTCACCTTCCATGCCATCTGGTATTTTTAAATAGACGACTGATGAAAAGTCTCCACTGTGTTTATGCCAAGGATTATACTCTCCAGCATATTGACTGATTATCCAACTCTGTGTTAAATGGATGTTTTCTATTTTTGGTACTGAACTATGCCCTGCCATCTTATACCAATTATATGCTCTATTCTTATCCCTTATATAATTTAGATAGTCCAGACATCCCCTCTTCATGGTATCAGACAAATACTTCTTGTCAGCATCAGAGGTTATCGGTATCTGAATTTCCTTATGAACCTTGCCTACCAGATTATCAGACCAATCCCATTGAGCACTCTGTTGCTCATTACCTAACACCCTGTCTCCAACCTTGTTTACAATTCTAACAAACTTGTGTGGTATAGTGGTTTCTAAAATAGTAGGACTGAATACTTCATGCCATGTCGGGATCGTCATCTTCTAATTCACTTACAAATTTTGTTGTCTTAACAACCTTGTCCATATCCAATTCTGTTGACAATGTGTTAGTTTCATCTATAGTCGAAACTGTCAACTCTTTCATAATATCACTCATAGGATGTTGAAATCCCATTTCTCTGTATATAACGCTTTTAACACACTCTATTATAAATCCCATATCATGCAAAAATTTATTATCATTCACATCAAAATCATTCTCATGCAGGGTATGTATCAAGTTTATCATTGCCTGTTCAGTTAACTCTTCTGCAAACGCAAGTTGCTCACGTAGTTTTACGGCTTCTTCGTCTGGGACTTTTACGTTTCTTTTTTTCCACGGGCCCTGTATTACGTTTTCTTGGTTTTCGTGCTTTGGTGTCTTCATTTCCCTTGTCCTCATTGAACATTTCTTGAGTATAAACCATTCCCATATCTGAATAATATGTTCCTATATCTCGTTTGACATTTCCATCTTTATCATAAGCAAGAGCAACACATTTCCATCGTGTTTTCTTTTCTTGATGTTCACCCCAGTAATTATCTGTCCAATCACCGTCCCTCAAATATTTTACCATACTACGAACATATGCCTCATGGGTGCATTGCCTAGCATATGCTCCTTTAATTCCTTGTCTCACACCAGCACGTTCAGCATTTGCAAGGCCCTTCTGTGTCTTAATCCACACCTTAACCTTTTTAGGAGAACAAGGGTAATCATCAGGTAAATCTCTTAATGTGGGATGTATCCCACTATGACC